AAGGTTCAGGAAGGGCTCCGCAATAAGGCAGACGAACACAACGAAGACATGGAAGAGAAAGGGGAGCCGGAATGGCGACAGACGACCCCGGGCGTCTTGGCTCAAGTCTTCGAGCGTGGAGTCGGTGCGTACAATACCAACCCTGAAAGCGTTCGACCCGGTGTGACCAGTGCCGACCAATGGGCATACGCCCGCGTTAATTCGTTCTTGTACGCACTACGGAACGACCGATACCGAAGCGGCAAGCATGATACGGATCTATTGCCGGAAGAGCACCCGATGAGCACGGACGGAAAGTCAAAGGCTGTCGGAGATACCGACCCGACGAACTTCCCCGCCGATGGTGATGACAAGACAGTGAGCCTGTCCAATTCTCAATGGGACGTTTTCGATGTCGAGTTCGCCGAGATGATCAAGCTACGCTATCCTGCGATCTGGCGAGCGGGTGGCAACATCAAGGGGAACGAACAGTTTCGCAAGCTACGTCCGATCGCGCTCGGCGGTGGTAGCGTCGACGGTCGGAGCCAAGAAGAGGCCGTCCGGCTTAGGGAAGCCTGGGGCGCGCGTCATGCCGATGACTTCCGGTTGGCGGGTGTTGTCGCGCAGATGAAGTGGTTGGTTGTCGGTAGCCGTGGCGAGCGGTACATGAAGGATCTGATCATCGATGAGATGGACAAGATCGACAACGAGAAGGCCGCAAAGTGGATTAGCGGCGAGGTTCATACGGTCGACCTTGACACCGACTCGGGGCGCGAGATTGCGTGGCGGACGTTCATCGATAGAGTCCATACACCGCACGAGCGGCGGATAGGCGCGTCTATGCGTCGATACTTACGAGCCCAGGGCGCCCGCATTGCGAAGAACCTAAAGAAGGAACTTGGCGAGAAGGGCGTCACCAAGTCGCTCGACTCGGTAGTGCTGGATCGGGTGTTGGATGAGACCTTCGAGCGTGGCGAGATTATGCGGCTGTTCCGGCCGTTGTATCGTCAAGCGTTGGCGGACGCGTACCAGGAAGCATCGAAAAGCATCGATCAAACTTCGTTGTATGATCAGACAGAACTTGCACAGCAAGCGCTCTTTTCCGTGCGACAAATGGAGACAAGCATCCTGCAAACGACACGCGGATCGGTCGGTCGGTTGGTTGATGATCTGATTACCGAGGGTGCGACCTTGGCAGAGATGCAGACCAAGATCGTCCAGTCAACGTCGTTCAGTCCCAATCGAGCCATGACAATCGCCACGACTGAGACGACCCGACTTGCAAACCATGCAGCAAACGCAGCCTACAACCAGGCGGAAGAATCAGGAGTCAAGGTCGAAAAAATGTGGCTATCCGCACGCGACGAAGCCGTTCGAGAAGCACACCAAGACCTTGACGGAACGAAGGTTCCAAGCGCGGCACAGTTCAGCTATCAAGGCGCCACGGCGGACGCTCCGGGGCTGTTCGGTGTGGGGTCGCTCGACATCAATTGCCGATGCACAATGATCGGAAGGGTAGTGAAATGAAACACGTATTCAAGACAATGATCTGCAAGGCGGAAGCCAGCGACGATGGCACCATAACAGCGGTAGCCAGCACACCCGATCCAGACCGCATGGACGACGTGGTGGCCCCTTCGTGGAAGCTGGACGACTTCCGGCGCTCTCCGGTGATTATGCACGCTCATGATTATGAGGGGCCCGTGGTCGGAAAAGCGGTCGAGATCGATCTGGTCGGTGACACGCTCATGATGAGAGTCAAGTTCGACGAGCACGAATCGAACCCGCTCGGACAACGACTGGCGAACCAGTACCGCGAAGGCTTTATGTCCGCGTTTTCGGTGGGCTTCGCGCCCGGTAAAGTGACCCCACGGTCACAACTGCCGAAAGACCATCCAGCGTACAGCGAAAAAAGCGCGGGGTCGTACATGACAGAAAACAGCTTGCTTGAGGTCTCCGCCGTTGCGATTCCAGCAAACCCGCAAGCGCTCGCAGTACGTGCCAAGCGTTGGGGGCTTGAGCCCGAAGCGGTGAAGATGCCGCTACCCCCGGCAAGCATGGCACCGAAGGCCAAGCACATCATCAACGTGGAAGAAACAGAAGACACCTACACCATCACCTACGCGAAAGCCGAGCACGACATGGCACCGGAAGAGCCAGAGGCCGAAGGCTATGGCGGCTACGGTGACGACGACGAAGACGACGATCGCAAGCTTCGATCCGTGGTCCGTGACGAGTTGCTGTCACTGTTCGCAGACTCAACAGACGAGCAAGTGCAGGACGGGCTCGATGTATTTCTTAACGATTCAACCCCCGCTCCGGCGTCTGACGACTTCGGGGCACTTTTCACCCAGGGCGAGTAGCCCGCACCACACTGGAGACATCTCGTGGATATTCAAACGAAAGACGACGCGCTCCGCGTTTTGTCAGAAATTAAATCAGAGCAAAAGCGACTCGCGGAAGCAAACCGGGATCTCACTGAGAACCTGGAAACGAAAGCAGCCGATCTGAAAGCTGTACAGCAAAAGCTTGCCGAAGCAGCGGCGCCAAAAGTGCACACAGTCAGCGAAAAAGAGGCGACACTTCGTCAATTCGTCAAGCAAGACGGATCGCTCGATGTGGCTGGCATGGCAACCGACACCACCGACCGTGGTGAGTGGCACCAAGAGTTCAAGCAGTTGGTTGACGATCGCAACCTCGCCAAGTTGATGACCAAATCGGGATCGGTTCCCCATTTGGACGCCAAGCTTGAAGCACACATGAAAACCGCACCTGTGGACGTTCGAAAAGCATTCAGCGATGCCTCTGGCGTAGGTGCTGAGTGGATTCCTGATCTACTGCTTCCAACATTGGTCACCAAGCTCTACACACCGAAGGCGGTAGAAGCATTGTTCCCCACGCTGGCCATGCCTGCAAAAGAACTACGCATGCCGTTTTTGACCTACAAGGTGAAGCCATACCTTAAGAGCGGCGCCACCTACGGCACGATCACCGCTGAGGATGACACGACGAGCCAAGTAAGCATGACAGCTAAGAGTCTAGCGGCGCGGATCACAGTGGACGAGGATGCGTCGGTTGATTCGGTCGTTGCCGGTCTTGATTACGCACGCAACGCGCTTGCTGATGCCATCGCGTCTGCCGTTGAGGACGCAATTATCAACGGTGACACGGCGGGAACCCATATGGATGACATCTCAAACTGGAACCCGCGTTCTCGTTGGAATGCTACCGGTCTTGGCGGTTCAGATGATCACCGGTCGGCATGGCTCGGCCTTCGCGCTCAAGCGTTCGACGTTTCTGCAACCCGTGACGCTGCATCGGACACTGATCACTACAACGGCATCCTGACCACCCGCGCACTCATGGACGGCGCCCACGGCGTTGGCTCCAATATGGCGTTTATCTGCTCGCCTGAGTATTACCTGACCCACCTACTCGCAGTTGACGAAGTAGCTACGATCGACAAGATTGGGCCACAAGCGGCGGTGTTGACCGGTCAAGTAGCCAGCATCGCAGGGGCTCCAGTGATTGTCAGCGACTATGTCACATCAGACATGAATGCCAGCGGTGTCTTCGACAACGTGACCAAGACAAAAACCGGCTACATCCTGGTAAATCGCGACGCGTACATGATGGGCAACTACAAGCCCCTCACAATCGACGTCGATCGTGAAATCGTGAATGGTGCTATTGAAGTAGTCGCAACCCGTCGCACAATTTTTAAGTGCATGGAAGAGGCCAGCAAGTCCGTTGCATTCGCGTACAACATCTAAGAGGTAAACAATGCCGACCCTAAAATTCAAAGGTTTCAGCCATACAGCCACCTACAACGGTCCATCCGGATCTTGGAAGGCTGGCGATGAAAAGGAAGTAAGCAAAGCAGACGCAGATCGTCTACTGGAAGACTTCTCTGAATACTTCGAGCCCGTAGGGTCGGCAGTTGCCGCACCAAAGAAGACCCGCGCCGTGAAGTCACCGACTAAGCGGGGCGGGGCTTCTAAAGCCAAGAAGGCAGACAAATGAAGTACACAGCAACACAGCGGGGAACGTTCCCGACGGGCGTACACTGGACAGCGGGAGAGTCGCGCGATCTGGACCTTCCAGAGGGCGTAGAGCCTCCCGCGTGGCTGAAGAAGGGTAAGGCCACCAAGACCAAGAAAAAAGCGACTGAGGGCTAAACTGTGGCGATTATGACGGCAGCGGAGGCACGACTATATGTGCGAGGCATCACCGGCACGGGGGAAGACAGCAACCTGTCGACCCTGATTAGCCGTGCGGATGCTTTGTTCGCTGCCTACGTCGGACTCCCGCCAGCGACGGCCGGCGGTGTCGCTACACTTGAAGACACTACCCTCACGCTCTACCTCGACGGCCCAGGTGGTCAGGAGTTGAGGCTACCCTATGGGCCGATCCTTTCGGTCACTTCCGTACACGACAGCGACGATCGGGTCTATTCATCGGCCGATCTGGTAGCTGCCAGCGATTACGAAGTATACGGGGATGAGTTTCTAATCCGTTTGAAGGATGACAGCTCACATGGATTTTGGGGGAAAGAGCGACGCGCGATCAAAGTTGTATTCGTGGTCGGCTTCTCTACCATCCCTGAAGACATCAAGCACGCGGCAGGGCTTCAGGTTGCGCACTGGTTCCAAGGTCGGGACCACGTGGGACGGCGGAGCATCAGTCAAGGCGGCGGATCAATCACTGTTGAGAACCTGAGCCTACTACCTGAAGTCAAACAAGCGCTGGCGCCATATCGTCAAGCCGGCGCGCTCTGGGTTGGCTAATGGCTGACATGACGATCGAAGAGTTCCGCGAACGGCTGAAGAAAGCCATCAAAACAGGCGCGCTGTCGGATGCGATTGTTGAGACAGGCCACACGCTCGCGTTCATGATGGAACGACAGGCGAAGCATAGAGTAACCGGCGGCAACCCGTTAAACGTGCGCAGCGGCAAGCTTAGACAGTCCATTAAGCCGGTGGTGCGCGAGATTCGCGGCGGCGTTCGTGCTGGCGTTCAGGCCGGATCAAAGCGTGTGCCATATGCGGCGATTCACGAGACCGGGCAGACGCGAGACGGACAAGATCGGATCTACCCAAAGAATGCGCAATATCTCAGAATCCCGTTCCCAGGCGGACCCGCTACAACGCGCACCGGCCGCGATCGATTTCAACAAGAGTTGAAAGGCGGAACCGAATTTCAGTTTGTGAAGCTGAAAGGTGACAAGGCGATGTTGGTCAACCGGTTCACAATGGACCCGTGGTATCTTTTGGTTCGGTCGGTAGGCATTAAAAAGCGGCCATTCCTGGAGCCGTCACGAAATGACGCAGAAAAACGCATGCCGCGTTTGTTGGCGCTCAAAATACGCGAAGCGCTAAGGAGCGTAGACCTTGGCACTTGAACGGACCATACTAAACCAGATCAAAACGCAGATCGCGAACGTCAACGGGTCAGGCTCGTACACGGCGGATCTGTCTGGTACGGATCAGGTCGTTATCGGTGAAAGCTTCGCGCCGCACCGGCTCCCTTGCGCGTACATCTACCCTAACGGGGTGACCACGACCCAAGCCGCAGGGCGTACAGTGCTCACACGATACGATCGGACGATGAGCGTCCAGGTGGAAGCGTGGACCCCTGCAACGTCAAGCGCGCCGGGTACAGCGCTACTCGATGCGATGGATCTACAGGATGACATTATGCGAGCACTGGAAGCCGATCGGAGTCTTGGCGGGAACGTTCGAGACATAGAGATCAGTGCAAGCAGTTTCGACGGGCACGAATTAGATCGGCCTTCGCTGGGCCTTGCAATTCTTATACTCAGTATCGAATATACAGAAACGGCCGGGGGTTGATCGATGAGTTGGTATAGTTCAGACTTTAGCCATCGAGCGGCGATCTCTGTCGACAATCACGGAGGCTCGAACCCGTGCGATATTGAGGTCGTAATCCCTACCGACTGGCCTGAGTTTTGGGACGTGGTCCTGTCGTCAGGAAATGACGTGTACGTGACGCGCGACGATGGCATCAACACCGTGACCTTTAAGCTGGACAGCTGGAACTATACAGCCAAGACCGGCAATATTCACATCGACAATTTCCAAGCAGCGTCCACGGCTGCAGCGCTCACCCTTTGGGTGTACTGGGGGAACAGTAGCGCGAGCAGTGCTCAGTCATCCTTCACGGTGTCTTCACCGAAAACCGGCCACATCGAGACGCACACGCCTGGATCGGGGTCGTCTCCGGTTATCAGTTGCAGACCGGAAACACCGGGCGCCACGAACCCCCGCAGCGAGATCAGCAAGGCATCTACTGAGGACATTTTTGTATGGTGGGATCTGTCGAAGGTCTTGGCACGTCGGCGGGTGCCATATCAGAACCGGCGCCTATTGGAAGAAGTGCAGAACGTGCGGTACCTTGTACAACAGCAAGGTTCGACCGTGTCAGCCATGTCGGACAATACATCGATCCGGCAAGTCGGGAACTTCGTACGAACCACCATCAAGGGCGGGTCAAGCGGATCGAACGCTGTCGCAATTTTAACCGTCGTAACAGACGCGGGAAGGGTGCTCGACTTTCGATGTACCATCCGAGTCAACGACGTAACCGAGCCAACATAATCACCCACGGAGCAAGACATGGCATCGATTTACCACGGAAGAGGGGCCGCGATCGGCTTCGGAGCAGAGAGCGCTGGCAGTTACGGTACGGCCGTATCTCGCACAAACTGGCGACCATTGATTTCGTCCAGCTTGACGCGAACAATTGAGAAGGTCCCACGGCCGACGCTTCGAGTAGGTGGCGCGGGTGCCATGCGTAGATCGCATTACATACAGTCCGATAATGCAGGTGGAAGCTTCAGCATCGAGGCATCTTACCGGTCAATGGGGCTCTTGTGCAAGCATCTCATGGGAGCCGTATCGACTACAGGAACGAACCCTTACACCCACGTATACACGTTTGCAGACGACGTACCGGAAGGGCTCACCATCGAGAACAACCGGGGAACCGGAACCAGTGAAGTCTTCGAGGGTTGCCGTCTAAACTCCGGAACGTTTTCTGTCTCCGCCGGTGGTGTGATGACGTGCGAGTTCGATGTGATTGCAGAGACGTCATCCGCGCGCGGAAGTGCTGGGACGCCAACTTTCGAAGCAACAGACGCGCCGATTCTGCATAGTCAAGCCGGACAGCTAACCTTCGGCGGCGCTACTTATGATCTGATTGATATGACGTTGACGGTCAACAACGCGCTGGCAGTTCGGCAGCATCTCGGATCGTTGGTGACTGCAAAGCCGTTGCGCTCGGATTTCCAGAGCGTTGAATTGTCGTTGACTGTCGAGGTCGAAGACGCGCTGTACGCGGCGTTCATCGCCGACACCGAAAGTGATGCTCACATCACGTTCACCGATGGTACTCGCTCGTTCCGTGTCGACGTTCAAAACGCCTATCTGTCTACTGTGTCCGATCCGATTTCGGATGCCAACGTGGTACGCCAGAGCCTCACGCTGATCGGACAGTCGGACGGGACCGATGAGGGTCTGAAGCTTACAGTTGTCAACGGTGACAGCACCGGGATCGGTAACTAAAAAACGCTCAACAAAGGAAGGTGAAAAATGAGCATTTTACACGCAATCAAGAACGCATCGATCGATGAAGTGGAAGCGGCGGGCCTGTTTTGGCGGGTCCGTCGCATCTGCTCCGCAGACATGGCCAAGGCCGGGGTGGCATTTTTACAAGTCGCAACGCCACAAACAGAAGACGACCAGACCCCCGAAGAAGTCATGAAGCGAGTCAGCCCCAAGCAGGCGGGGGAAATGGCATCGCTCCAAGAGGCGACAGTGTGCGCGGGTACCATCGCGGTGGGTGACGGCGAGAAGTGGGACGATCTAAAGCTTGTGATTGACCAGAAGAGAGAAGATCCGGACAAGGGTATTCTTTGGGTCGGTGGCTTGCCGGCGGGTGTGGTTGATGTGCTGTTCACGCGCATCATGTCACTCTCAACTGACGGGGAGGAAGCAGCCGAAAGGCTGGCCAGCTTTCGACGTGGAGACGCTTCTGATCTTGGGCGAGCTGGGGAAGATGTTCGGAAGATTGCCCCATGAATTGCTTGAGTTGTCTCCTTATGAGTTGGGCCTGGCCCTTGAGGTATACCGACAGCGAGACGCCACAGCGGCGCAGATGATGGAACGGATGGGTGATTCGATGCCGGTGGTACCGGTGGTGGTTTTGAAGGGGTAGAGAATGGCGGGCAACACGATAAAATTCCTGATCGAGATGCGCGACAAAGCATCTGGCCCGTTGAAGAAAGTTGGTGACGCGGCCGAGGATGCAGGTGAAAACGCAAAAGGCGCGAGTCTTAAGTATACCGAATTAGCGTCTAAGCTGACATTGCTCGGCATAGCCGCACAAGGTGCGAGTCGTTTGGTGCAGTCAGTTGCAAAACCGTTGTTGGCAATAGCCAAGGGCGGAGTCGAAGCCGGCGCAGAAATGGAAGGTTTCGAAACGCGCTTGAAAGTGCTCATGGGTTCATCTGTTCAAGCTAAAAAGCGGCTTGACGAGTTGTTCAAAATTGGCTCAACTACACCGTTCGAACTTCCGGGTCTTATGGAGGCAGAGGTCAACCTTCGTGCGCTTGGTGTAAACGCGGAAGAAACCCTTCCACTGGTCATGGACTTTGCGGGGGCCATGGGCGTGGATCTTGCCTCGGCTGCGGTCGAGGTTGGACGCGCTATGCAGTTTGGCGCGGGTGCAGTCGAGACCATATCAGGGCGGGCGTTACGGGCGCAGGTAGAACTGAGGACCGGAACTAACGCGCTGAAAATGTCGACAGAAGAATTTCGTGATGCAATGGTCGCAACGTTGACCGATGAGGACGGAATCTTCGCGGGCGGTACACAAAAGCTGGCGGCAACGTTTGACGGTATGCTGTCCAACTTGAAGGATGCGTTTTTCAAGTTCAAGAAAGAAGTCGGAGACGCGGGTCTGTTTGTGACGGCTAAAGCAACGCTTGAAACAGTGCTTGAATTGCTGAAGAAAAACGACACCGAAACGCAAAACTTCGCGCGCACTATTTCTACCGTTTTGGTAGATTCGTTGTTCTCGGTGATCGATGCGGTGGCTTCCATTTTAAAGATGTTCGCTCAATTTTCGATCGCAATTAAAACCGTACAATTGGCAGTCGGCAAAATTAGAGAAGCCTTCTTTCAGGTGGGGTTGTCTATAATTCAAGCAGTCGAGAAAGCGTCAGTCTTGGCAAGCATGGACCCACTGGCAGACGAAAACGAGCAATTGATGCGTGATCGAAAGGTTCGACACCTTCGAAAACAAATTCTGCAAATGGAAATGGATTTCTCAGCATTTCAATTAGAAAACGCTCAATTGCACCAGGAGATTTTTAGGCTTCATCAAACAACTGCAACGCTCGATGAGGGCTCCGAAAAGATAATCGCAGAAATTAAAGAACGATCAAAGCGAATGCAGGAAGCTAACGAGGCAGCACGCAAAGCCGCCGAAGGCACAACAGGAACGGGGACAGGAACGGCGAGAGGGACGACGGCCACGACTACGACCACGACCACGGCTAAAAAGAAAAAAGCCAAGGAAGACACCGGACCAACGGCGGAAGAACTCGAAGAGTCGATGCGCGCGGCGTTGCTCGGCACGGAGGCAGCGCTGAAAGAGTCGCTTGTCTCATTGCGGGATCTGCAGTACAAGCTGAGCCCTGCAGGACTTGCCGAGGGCTTGGTCAACAAGCTGACCGATTCGTTCGGCGCCCTGACGACGATGATGGGTCCGGCCGGTGGTTTGGTGCAGAGTCTGTCCATCATGGGCAGAGAGGGCTCTGTCAAAATCACCAAAGCATTGAGGGATTCTATCAAGGGGCTGATTGTTGGCTTGGTTGAGGTTCTCCCTAAACTGATCGTCAGCATACCGCGCGCCATCATAAACGCGGTCCCCGATCTTATTGAGGGGATTTTCTTGGCGATCCCGGCACTGGCGGAGGCGATTATAATTGGCCTGCCTGACGCAGTCGCGCGCGGATTGCGGCGGTGGTTTAGAATGGCGATCAAAACGATCGAAGCGATATTTTTTCCAAACAAGCAGAAGCGGGAAGAACGAAAAGAGCGCCGCCGTGAGGCTGCGGACGAATTGATGGCGGGGGAGATTGGATTCAAAGAAGCGTTCCAGCGGTTCTTCCCAAAGACCAAAAAACACACGGGCGTCTCTCACATAGATAGGACCGGTGCCTTCTTACTCCAGGCTGGTGAAGCGGTCATCCCTAACAGCGGCACCACCACGCAAGGCATGGAGCGCCGGATGGGTGGTCGTGGCGGTATGAATGTCACCATCAACACCAACGTCGTCGATAAAAACGCAATACGCGGTCTCGGCAAGTTGCTCGAACAGGAGTTCTCAAGCTTCGGCCGATCTACATCGCCAGTATTCAACAGTCCAACGGGTACCACGGGGTAGAGATGGCAAACTCGAAAATCTATTTCACACCATCGCGCACCGGGTATGGCGGGCTTCGTGTCATTGACTTCGGAGAGCGCGTCAGTGATTTACAGATCACACCGTATCGAAACGCGTCCGACAGTGTGAGCATGGGCGGGTCGTTCTCACGTATTGCGAGGCGGTCAGGAATGCGGGTTCGTATCGTTCTCGAACGCTTCACGGATGACAGGCTGGCGGAACAGTTCTACAGCCTGCAAAGCCATCTTGAGGCCGGCGGTGGCTTCTCGTTTGCGGTAGACAATGATAAGAAGTTCGCGGCGTTTATTAACAGCGCAGCCGCTGCCACGGTTGCCGGGGGGCATCGAATCTTTACGCACGATCCGCTGATACTCGCCGAATACGGAGCGCACGGGCTGGCAGCAAACGACGTGATCCACATGGAGTCATTTGGCCCGCGCGGACGGCGGGAAGAGATGCAGGTCGACAGCTACAGTTCAAGCGACAAGAAGATAACGACGAGCAGTGATGCAATCTATGAGCACTCTCTCCCGTCAATGGTAAGACACCGAGACTTCTTCCCGTTCTTGCTATGGCCGCAGGATCAAATGGGATCGCCCATTTTGACGCACGACCACCGCATCAGCTACACGCTGGACATGACGTGTGAGGTATACCCTGGCAACATTCAAGCAGCGTATGCACAATCCGGAACCGAAGGCTCGAACATACCGACAACGACGGGCCGGACCCAAGACGGCGTAACGCTTGATGAGTTGCACATTGGCCCATTGTACGGGGATTCTGTAGACATAAGCGGCGGTAGCAAGTTCGATTTATCGTTGGATGAAATGTCACCGCTTGAGCGCGCCGTGAACGCCATGGAGAAGTTCGAGTAGAATGGCCTGGCACACGCGATTCAAGGAGCGCTTAGCGCTTGGTGGCGAACCGATGTTCGCGATCGATTTTCAGGCGCCGGATCTGCTTGAGTCTGACTATCTTCGGGAACGTCGATACGTTCTGCACTCCCACGAAGGGCCCGCCGGCACCGAGCACATCAGCCACGCAATCCAAAGCGTCAGCGGGTCCGGTCAACGGGTGAGCCTTAGAACGTGGCGCAGTTCGATAGGTGGGTTGCGGGTCAGTCTATCAGGGGCCAACGTTGCTCAGTTCATAGCCAAGACAATACCACGCGGGATGATGGCAGAATTAAAGGTTGGCTTCGCTGGCTTTACTTATGACGAGTTCGAGACTTGCGGGCTGTACATCTTCAAGGGCCTTTCGGGTTCAGAGAACAATTGGTCGATGGACTTTCACGATCTGTTTTCAGCGTTTCAAGGCGCGGACAGCGTGGCGCTTTCGGCGAAGTTCTACAAGGAAGCCGGCACGGCCACAACGTTACAAACGGATTGGTCAACCACGGACGCGGAAATGGATCTGGACGTATCGCCGTCCGAGGCTGCGTTGTTCGTAAAAGATAGCAGCTCCGGCGCGCGCGGTTTGGTGTACGCGCAACCGACCACGGGAGATCCGTTTTATGTCAAATTTACGGGCCTTGATACTGCTAACCGCTTGGAAGTAGTCAACGCGAACGTAATCGGCACGACACGCGTCGACATGACCGCCGGCGATAGCATTACATTGATGGGCTACGTATCCGACACGGTGCCGGACGTCGCACACATGATTCTTTTCGGTGGACTGGCGGGCGCGTCTACGATGCCGACCAACTGGCACATGAATTTGAAATACGCAACGCACAACGTAAATCGCGCGGACTTCAACCGGTGGCGATCAAAGTGGATTTCGACCTACACAGATTTTGAAGCCGACTTCATAACCGACGCACCACTTGAGAACCCGTTCCGAGGCCTGGAGTCGTTTCTGGCGGCGTTTGGCGCGTGGTTGGTGGTCAAGGAGGGCGGGCTATCTTGGCGCTTTGTGGAGCAAATTGTGGGCGGTTCATCGTTTAGCGCCAAAGAGTGCGCTGAATACGTCATCACCGATCAGGACATAGCCCAAGAGGATACGTACCAATTATTTCATCCTGACGCGCCGGTTGAGTACCAGCAGGTACATTTTAACGGGCCGACGGGAGGCGTGGCAATTACCGAGCCAGTCCGAACGCGGCCGGGCTTGTTTCGCTTAGACCATGCGTCCAAAAGTTCCGTTTTCGACGAAGGCTCATCGACAACGAACCGAGCAAACGCTGTACTCAATATGAAACATAGAATCGTGCCGTGGTATCACCGCATACCGGATCAGATGTCACTCACCCTAAAGGGCTGGCGCTTTGCGGAGTTGGTGCCGGGTGACGTTGTCAGGCTCGAAAGTGATTACATCTATGACATGGTCAACGGGCCCGATCTTGTCGTTGGCGGTTCGGAATCCAATCGTACCCACTCAGGCACCCAATACCTCGTGACCGGCGTTGATGTAGACTGGAATAGCTTTACCACATCGGTCCAACTTTCTACCCCACCAAACGTGGCATAATATACACACCACCAGGAGATCATCATGGCCAGTACACTCGCAGGATCAGCCTTCCCCGAGGCCGTCCGAATCACGCTCGGAGGGTCTAACGTTCAGACTCAATTAAACGTACCCGCGCAAGCGTCTAAGCTTTCATTGCGATTTATGTCCGCATCTGGGAATGTGGCATTTACGGGTAGCGACGGCGGATCGCTTGGCGCCGCCTACATCACGCTGGACGCGGACTCGTGGGCTGAGATCAGCCTTGCCGATGGTATCAACACGTCGAAGGGTGTTGGGGCGGTGTATCTCTCAAGCGCTACAGCCTCGACAGTTGTCGAAGCCATGATTGAGGGCTGAACCCATGAAAGTATCAAAAAGTTCATCAGGCATTCTATCTTCAGGCGGGAACGTCATCGCCTCGGATTTGACGGTCGACGGAACCACGGTAACCGTTGACGAAACAAACAATCGTCTCGGGGTCAACACTGATTCACCACAGGGCACGCTCGGTGTGGATGGCGATCTGTACTTGCAGCCCACGGCAATCTCTACGTCTCACATCGTGGGTACTGGCTCTATCGATATGCGGGCTGATGCCAACATCAAAATCGGAACAGAGACGGCCGATTCCGTCAAGATCGGTAGAACGAACACGACAGCGGCGAAGGTTCACATATCAAGCGGGACAGAATCCGACCTTGTCGTGTCTAACTCGATGGTCGGTATCGGTACGGACGCACCAACCCAGGCGCTCGAACTGGACGGCAACATCCAACTGACGCCGACTGCTATCAGCACCGCGCACATTTTTACAACGGGCTCCCTGGATGTCAGGGCAAGCGCGAACATCAAGATCGGAACCGATGGCGCGGACAGCGTGAAGATCGGACGCGTCAACACTGGCGCCGTTAAATGCCATATCCGAAGCGGTGGCGCGAATGACTTGGTCGTGTCTAACTCGATGGTGGGTATTAATACGGATAGCCCCGACCATACGCTCAGTGTCGCCGGGGACATCGATCTGACGGGCGGTCTCAGCTTCGACGGCGGGACGGCGGTAACGTCCATCGATACGGATCTCTCATCGGTCAGTGGCTCCCATGATACGCTTGTGACGGCGAAAGCGGCGAAAGCATACGCGGACAGCGTAGCCGGTGGCGGTACCTCTGATCTCACAGACGTATCGGGTACCCTTGCAGTGGCGAACGGCGGAACCGGTGCGACGACCTTAACGGATGGCGGGGTTCTACTCGGTAGCGGTACCAGCGCGGTAACCGCGACAGCGGTACTCGGAAACGGTGAACTGTTGATCGGGGATAACTCAGGCGATCCAACGGTCGCCACGTTGACAGCCGGTGAAGGAATCGACGTAACGAACGGCGCCGGAAGCATCACCATCGCGGCGGAAGAAAGCAGCGCATCAAACAAGGGCGTTGTCATCGTGGCAGGCGGGACAGACTGCACTGTCACGTACTCAAGCGGCACGGCTACCGTGGCCGTGGACGATCTGGCGGCGTCGAAGATTACCTCCGGAACCCTGGCGGACGCGCGGATCTCGCAATCGTCGGTGACCCAACATCAAGCCAGTATCACCGGCAGCGGTGCGCTCAACAGTGGAAGCATCACAAGCGGGTTTGGCAATATCGACATCGGGTCGTCTACGTTCGACACGACCGGAGCCGTGGGTACGGGTAACCTCACAGCGGCCGGGGACATTGTCGCTACAGGCGGCGATCTAACGCTTGGAACAGCCGCAGACGCAAACAACGCCACCATCACGGCGGCGGCGGAAAGCGGCACGAATACAAGCGGCAAGACGCTAACGATCGGCGGTGGTCTTGGAACGGGTACGGGTGTTCCTGGCTCGGTGTCGATTACGTCAGCAAGTCCGACCGGAAGCGGGACGGGCGCGCACACGGCGGTTACAGTTGCACAGTTCGCATCCGAGGGTCCGACCCTAAACTATGGCGGAGTAGCGAACCTGATCGACAATGAAGCCGTGGGGGAGAAAGTGTTCTTCGGCACGGGTCAGACCGTCAAGGGCAAGCTGTACTACCTAAACACATCGGGCGCGTGGGTTTTGGCGGATGCGGACGCGGAAGCATCCACAGCGGCGCTGATTGCGGTTGCATGCGGTGGTGATGGTAGCGGCTCTGCTAACGACGCAGCCACCCACGGAATGTTGATACGCGGTTTTGTAGACAACGCCAGTTATCTGACCGGTACGTACAACGAAGGGGTTCCGGTCTACGTTGACGGCACGGCGGGCAACATGACAATTACTCGTCCTACCTCCGGCTTCGTGAGGGTAATTGGTTGGTGCTGTGCCACTGCAAACGTGATCTACTTCAACCCTGACAATACGTACCTGGAGTTGTAGAGATGGCGGATTATGCAAAGCTGAACGACGTAGCGGCGGCGGATATTGTCAAGATTAACGGGGTCGCATACGCCAGTGTCGCGAAGTGTAGCGGGCTTAGTTCGCCGGCTTCCGGCGCTTCGAGATGGGTATGCGTGACTGCCGGCGGTTACGTCGTGCACGCGGCAAACTCGGATCGAACGTCTTGGAGCAGTTACGACGGCACGAGCGCGTCCCCTAAATCGCTTGCGTTGGCTTTCGGCAAAAACAGCGCGGGAGCGGGGCTGTACGTAGCAGGAACGGATGCGGCCGCAAGCGAATTGCTTGTGAGCGGGACCGATGTAACCGCCGGAACGTGGACCGATATTTCTACGCCTACAGGAGACCAATACGCGGTTTCATGGGGCGTGAAATCGGACGGAGCCACGGCCGGCGTCTGGATGAGCGCGGGCGACAATGGTTCTTTGATGCGTAGCACGGACGGCGCGTCGACTTGGTCAGCGGTCAACATGGCGAGCACGAACCTTGGCACCAAGGACATATGGGGTATTGCCAACAACGGCGCGGGCAAGTGGGTGTTTGGCGCTGGCTCTGCTTACCTTTTTGTGAGCACGGACGACGGCGCCACGTGGTCCGACTCGCAACCGTGGAGCGCCAACACACCGGGCAAAATTAAAGGAATTATTTACACAAAGAACGCAGGCGGCGGCGGTAGCTGGGTCATCGCGTACCGTAGAGCAAGCGCGGTACACTTTCGCAGTTGTTCCGATTCCGATCTGACAGACTGGTCTGATGAGTTCAGCGTCAACTCAACCAATTTTCCGGCTCGCGCCAGCAACGGAACAGGGGCGTCTGTCAGCTTTGCAGACCCAAGCGGGCAAGAGGAATTCGTACGAATGGCGGCATTCAATGGCAAAGTTTGCGCGGTGTCTACGGCCGATGAGGTGATCCTGACGTTCGACGTGGACGGGAAAACCATGAGCAATGGAAAATTCAGAGACGGCAACAAGTCCGACGAGACAGGGCTGGATCTGGATACTGGCGATCACTGCGCAAGCGTGGCGACCGATGGGACGACGTGGATGGTCTCCTGTCGTGGCGGTGACGTGTTCGAAAGCACGGACAATGCCGACACGTGGACGCGCGTCCTTAATGATATCAGCCTCGGCGGTTCACAACGTCACCTGAACGCGATCGCGTGCGACGTGGTTCTCCCGCTATAATGATCTCCGCCGTCGTATATCTGGACCGCCAACACAGCGGGAAGCCTGGAAGACCCAACGACCGAGGCGCGGCCGTGGATCTCGATGGTGATGGCAAGATCCAACGAGACGAACAGGAGGCCGCACTGACAGCGCGGTATCTGCTCGCGTGTGAGTTGGCGCTATTGGAGATGGGTCACACGGTGATCCCCATATCGGATGGCACGTACAACGAACGACACCGAAGGGTGAACCGATACGCGGGCACGTTCAAGGCGGGCCGTCCTCAGTTGTACCTTGCTGCGCATTTGAATGCGGGTGGCGGTGACTACGGCATGATTGGTACGGATTACCGGAGCCGTTCCGGGTCGGAACTTGCGAGCCGTATCGCGCGACAACTTCGGCAAGTGGCGCCGGAACTGAACGGGGTGAAGTGCGTGGAAGCGCGGCCGGACAACTGGACGCGGAACATGTTCGCCACCATTAGCGGCGTGACTCAACCGATCGGAGTTTGCCTGGAGCCATGCTTCATGGACCAGCCGAGCCACGCGGACCTATTGACAGCGGCCGGGCTGTCTACAATTGGACGAGCGATTGCGGCCGGCATTGACGCATTCGTGAACACTTGCGAGGTTTGAAATGCTCAAGAAAACATTCAACGGATTATTCAACGCACACGAGCGTATCAGCTACCGGCGCCTGATGGCGTTCGCAGCGGGTACGGGTCTACTCTTGGCCGACAAGTTGACAGGCGATCAGTGGATTTATGTCTGCGTAGCCTTCATTGCTGGAGAAGCGGCGCCTAAAATGATGGAAGCCGTCCGGGGCGGGAAGTGATCGATTCGGTTGCTTGGGTCGGTGCGCTTGTCGTCGCGCTATTGCTTACAATTTCACGTTTCGCGCGTGGCATTCACAAAAAGGCCCCAGAATCGCCCCAGGCGCCGCCGGAAGGTGTGGGGGCTACTCATGCCCGTGAAGCGATTGAAACGGCGCTGGAGCAAGAAACAGAGGCCATAGACAAGGCTCGGAAGGGTGACGACCCGGCCGGAGATCTGGCGGCGCTTGCGAACATGGCAAACGAGGCGAGACAGTGATCGGTTTTCTTTTGATTATTTCGCTTGGATGGTCCGGCGATTCGCTGGAGTTCCCTTCCCGGGGTGAACCTGCACCCGGCGACTGTGATCGGGCCGTCCCCGTTCGCATCGGTGATCCTATTCCTTCCGGGGTTGCCGGTGCGGACGGTTTGGCGACTTGTACCGGCGTAATACTTCCGCCGTCCCAGCTTGCCTACTTGCTCAAGCTTGAGGCATACGTGAAAGCGTCCGAGAGGATGCACATGCTTGACGTGGATCTATTGAAACAAGAACGTGACTACTTTCGCGAGCAGTTGACCATAGCGACACGGCCCCCAATATGGTACGAGAAGCCATCGGTCCAACGGTGGGCTGGTCGTGTGGAGACGTTGATCGCTGTCGGGCTTGCTGCATCGGCCCTCAGTTTGGGCTATGATGCGGGTAGAGGTGAGTGATGGACTTCAAGGATTGGGCAATACCAGCAGCGAGTGGATTAATTGCGGTGGGTATGACCATGGCAACAGTCACCGCCAGCGCTTCCGACACAGAGGACTTGGCCGATCGGGTCCGAGAGATCGAAGTCAAGCAGGCCGGGGAAGAGTCCACCAAGGTCATCGTGAAGCAGAACAGCGAACGCCTGGAACGCTTAGAAAACATCATCCAAAAGTTGGCAGAGCAGCAAGGCCAGAGCGCCGCCAATATCGCGGCCGTATGTCAGGCTACCGGGGCGGAGTGCTCCCGATAGCTATTTGTAGCCGTCTGCGGCCCATCCACCTCCCTTTAGAACGAAACTGGACCGTGACACCTGCTTGACCATTGCGGGCGGCTGTGCGTCATCCTGGGGGCATTCAGAGCATAAAGGCGCCGAGGCGTCCATCCTTTGCAGGACTTCAGCCACGGCGCCACACACCGAGCACTTGTATTTGTAGATCGGCATGTTTTCCCTCTCCCTTCCTATTTGTGTTCCTGGCACCCTTGGCCGCGCATGCAGTACCACTCCCCATAACCGGTCCCGCATGCGCGCTTCGCTTCTATCACTTCTGAGTCATCGCCGATTCTACCGCAGTTTGCGCACGCGTGCGTTGCTGGCTCCGGTAGTCCGCACAACTGCGCGTCGGTAAACTTACGCTCTGCTTCGTAGAGGGCTTGCGCCATGGCGTCCCCGTCGTCGTCATCATCGAGCCAGCGGCGGCGCTTCTGGCGTTCCATCAGTTCGCGGGTCCGTTCTTCTCGGTCTTCGAAGTATGCGGAGCCGGGGCGCGTGTCTTGGTTCCATGGATAGAAGTTGCTCATGCTATCACCCAAAAGAAAATGACCAGTGCAAATATGAGTACGGCGTTGAGTGCTTCGATCGCTGTGTTCATGTGTTGTCCTGTGGTTGTGGCCCCCGCAGGGGCCGGTGGTGGTTAGGCGTTGTCCTTGACGATTGCGACGGTGACGAATTCAGCAAAAAATTCGGGGTTGTCTGCAACAAAGTCCTTTGCATCGGACACGGTAAAGAAAGAGGCGGTGATTCCGTTAACGTTGACCAAGCCGGCAAAGGGTGCGCCGGTGTGATCCTTGCCGGATTCGGTAACGTGGATGTTAAACATGTTGTTGTCCTGTGGTTGTGGCCCCCGCAGGGGCCGGTGGTGTTTATGCGGGGGTTGCTATCACTTGCCCGATTGTAATTGTGTCCATGTGCTCACACGCCAATTCGTAGGCCATCGCGTCGAGGCTGTCTTTGCAGTCGTCGAGGCTGTTCGCGATGTATTCAACGCGAGCCATTTCGCTCCGCGTTCCTTGCTTTACTGTTTCGAGGTTGCTGATTCGGATTGTCATGTCGTTGTCCTGTTGTTGTTGCGGGCTGCGTGCCTCACACTATGTTTATAGCTGGTAGCTATAAGATGTGCAAGACTTTCTACACGAATAGGATCACAATGCAGAGACGTGCAGCGTTTACAATGTTTACAGAAACGATCCCCCGGCGATCGTCAGGCTTGCGCGCGGGGCGTTTGCGGTACGTAGATCTTGCAGTTCTGGGTGCCTCGATGGGTAGCCGCCCAGGTATCGATACCGACCGGTTGAATCATTCCCCAGTCGTACAAGTCATCAAGAACGCCCCTTGCGATTGACGGGCGGCAACCAAGCACTCGAGACAGCGACACGTCGTCCAGCGACCCCGGCGGGTCATGGCATACATGGATCAGCGCCATCAGGTGAGGGCTTTTGAACATATCGACAAACACAGGACGATCCATAGCCGGGGGTCTAACTCTTCGCATTTTGAATCCTTTGGGTGTATTCAGCAAGCGCGGCACGGCCGGCGGGTGTTGGGATCACGATTTTATTCCACGTGGCCGGCTTCCGATCTTCGATGAACTTGGCGGTACGTAAGCACGCCAGAGTCCGCCATACCTTTCGGATATCGATCTGTAGTTCATCAGCAAGGGCGCGCGGGGTCATATCCCAAGAGCAGACGCATTCCATGACGCGCGCGGGTAGCTTACCCCGGTGCAGCTTACCGGAGCCGGTGATCTGTTTACGGCGTGCCATCATCAAACCCCATGAGTTCCGCATAGTCGAATCGGTCACCAAGCGCTCCGCGTATGTAGATCGGTGCGGCAGTGGTGAAGTCCTCAACCGTCCCGTTGTATACGAACGCATACCGGGGAACACTGACGCATGAGCGCGCAAAGTCGGCACCGAGTTGAGTCACGCGCCAGAGTCCAGACGTGCGGCCCTTGTGGTGCTCTTCCTTTGGCTTCTCTTCGATGAGCCCCCACCATGCCAGCTTCGGATACTCGCGGGCCTTGAGAACCCACGAGGGCGCCTTAGATGGCACGTCGCACCATGCGTAGCCGCTATGCGTCCAGAGCCAACAGAGCGCAGCGGCCATGCTGCTATTAAGTTTGCGCTTGTATCGCTTGGCGTACTGTCCGCAGCACGGACAGGTGACGCCTTCGTCTAAGTTCTCGCGCAACCGTTCACGGACTGCGTAAAGCGATTGGTCTATCATATCGATCCTCCCATGACATCAGCGATCCATTGTGGATCTCGCATCTTATCGCGCATCTCTTGTCGTTGGTTTTCGATTAAGGTTTGGTTTTCGTCGTACACATCCTGATCGAAATGCTTGCCGACTTCCTGTTGAATGAGAGATCTAAGTACTGTTGGATCTAAGGCGTCAAGCTCCCATGCGTCGGTGGTCCCATGCTCGCGAACATACCCCGTGAACCTTGTGTCGCTGGTCTTGGCCCAAAATGGCGGAGGGTTGTACTGCCGGATCTGGTCCATGTTCAAAGCTACGCGTTCGACGTGAACATCGAGATACTCGAAACTGTCAGCAAATTGGTATTCGAAGTTTTCGCGCTCTTCTTTGTCCATCCACTGTAGACCCTGGTCGCTTCGTTGTAGCTTTTCGATGCCTTCCTGGGCTGCGCGTGGAATCATAAAGCCCGTCGGATCGTGATCACCAAAATATAGAATTACAGATGAGTGGAACTCATCAAATGGTGTCTGTCGGCGGTGCTTTCGGGAATACTTAATCCAGTCCCATAGAGCCGACACCGAGGGGCATCCCTTGCACGCCAACCAGGACACACCCAAAGATTCACACACGGGCTCAAAGATACCCGCCAAGGCTTCCTTCTCAACCCATACACTTACGTGCTTCTCTTGGCCGTACCACCGAGAACGCGCCAAGGCCCATTCCGGCATCTGTTGTACCCATTGAGCAGCCTTCTCCAAGGCCGGACCCACTTGGTCATCGTTACGGGTAAAATCGCCGGGATAAACAGTACGCGTGCGGTCTTCAATCAGATCGTTGTCCAGCTTGCCTCCGTACCTGGCTTTGGAGAGGGTATCAACTACCCGCTTGTAGTGGTTTTGACCCGATGGCATGAGCCCGCGCGCTACAAATTGATAGTACAATTGACGGATCGTGAGGCTGAGGCCGTTGCTTTTGTATTCGTTCGCGATGATCTTGGCGTGATTCAACACGTCGTCTCTGTTTTTTAAGTACATGTTACCTCCTAAAATGGGATTTCGTCATCGTTCATGTCGGCGGGTGGTTCGTCTGCTTTCGGGGCGCTACAAAATCGAAGATAAGTCCATTCTTTATCGTCTTCGCCGTCCCCCCAAGACACACCAATACGATCGCCATTGTCACCACCGATCCAGAAGATCTTCCCGGTGTTGCCCTTCGATGTTGTCACTATGTCACCCTTCCCGAATTGGCTGTTTGCGACAGCAGACTTTGCAGCGGACGCGGCGGGGCTTGGTTCGCGCTGTCGTGGCTTCGATGGTGCTTTGCGGGTGTTACCACCGGAACGGCCTTGGAAGGCGTCAGGTGGCAGTTCTTCGGCGGTTGTGGCGCCTATGCCGAGGTACAACCGGAGGCATCGATTCACCGCGCGTGTCTCCGCCATCCGGATCACAGCGTTTGCAATGTTGCGCGATACGTTCGACGGGCTGGCGTCACCGTGAGCCTCGAAGGTTCCACGGGTGCCGGTGACTTTGGCCTTCAGTATCGCTTCCCCGTCGTTGTACTGGAGAAGATCGGTCGTGATGGTCTCGACCCCGTGAGCGTGAGCCAGAGCCAAGAGGCCGGGGTGAGTGGGGTATTGCTTCCCCTGGAGTTCCACGACAGAGCCAGGAGGCAATGCATCAAGGGTTATCGGGTCGTTGGTTTTCTTGGTCATAGGTCCCCCTTAAAATCGCGATGATAGAAAAAATGTCCTTTGCTGATTCGCTCAATGTCGGCGATTATGTCATCGGGTGTCGCATGCGCTCGCTGTGCTTCAAATTCATTACCCGAAAGGTTTACGTCCCACCGAGCATAAGAATCCGATCCTCGATAGTTGTTCATGTCCCAAGCAAATCGCAATCCTTCGACGGTGGACATATCAATATTCCACGCCTCGAAATCATGTTCGCTTGTTTTGAACATACGCGAAACTTCGAAGTTTTCTGAGACTTTTACTATCCAAACCTCCGCATCAAATGAATCGTGTCCACGTTTTTCGTTGTACTTGAGATACATATTTTGGCTGTAGCTTCCGCTTCTCCATGTAGCGGCAACAATCATTTGATATTTAGGAATGTAAATTTCGAAACCTTCGGGGATATATTCTCCATCACATTTTTCGTGACGAACCCACACTTCAGTTTTGCCACCGAACATTTTTTTCAAGCGACTCGCTTGAGCGAACTCAAGCATCGAAATAGATTTTTTTGTACATTTACACATTATTGATCTCCAAAAATACCGGTTAAAATGGTTTCTCTGGTTCGTTGTACTCGTTCAGGGCGTCCGTGAGGGATTCCTGAATATGCCTGAAGTTCTCGATGTGCGCGGGGTCGTCGGGGCTTGCCTCCATGTCTCGGAGATACTCCCCCATGATCTCCGCGAGAGCGGTCACGCGGCCGCATAGATAGGCGGAACGCATCATCAGATCGACACGTTGCTCGTAAAGTTCTTTGATGGTGTCGGTGTCGTTAGGCATTGTCCGACTCACTTGTGATACCAATTTGACGATTCAGAAGGAAAGCGATGTTTTTGGCTTCAGCTTCCGAAGCGCACCAAGCCACCACGCGCCTGTCGGTGTGCATAATGTACACGCACCAAAAAAGGCCGAGGTTTAATTGCTCCCAGTATTTGTCTTTAGTCTTCACGGCTTCGTAAAACATTGTTGTTTGTCCTGTGGCTGTGGCCCCGTTGCCGGGGCCGGTGGTGTTTATTCGCTCATCCATTTAGAGGCCGCGCGCGCTGGGTTCTTGTACGTCTTGCTGGGCTTGCCGTACGCACACCGGAGAACACCGTTTTCCCAAAATCCAAAGCTGGTAAACCCGTCAGAAGTTGCGACCGCACCACGATCGTTCTGAAGGTTTCTATATTCTGTTCGTCCGTTTACTTTTTTTGCTTCGATTGTCATGTCGTTTGTCCTGGTTTGGTGTGGGCTGCGTGCCTCACTCCTTGAGTATAAGAGTAAGCGATATGTTTGTGCAACCAAAAAACGCACGATAGGTCGAAGAAATATACAACTTGTATTGCTAAACGTTGTATGCGGGCCCCGTTGTCATTATAATAAAAAACGATACAGGGAGGATCACCATGCAGAAAACACTTGGAGCATTGATCGCAACGTTGCGCAAATCGCGCGGTATGACGCAGATCGAACTATGCCAACGGCTTGCACACGTTGTCGGAATGGTACAGCCACAACTGAGCCAGATAGAAAATGACTACATGCTACCGAACGCGGGACAGTTGGAGCATATACTTCGGGCGCTCGAAGTCACCGACCAGGACAAACGGCGCTGTCGTGACTTGGCGGCGGCTGTGGTGGTGCGGCGGTGATTTGGCGTGAGGTGATGCGCGTCACAATTCCAGGTGCTCCGGTTCCCAAGGGGCGCCCGCGTTTCTACGTAAGCAACGGAAGGGCGAAGACGTACACCGACAAGAAAACGCGAGCCTACGAGAAGATGGTGGCGTTGTGCGTGTCATCGTCTGCGGCGCTTCGTGGCCAGTCCCGGCCGTTGTGCGGTTACGGGCCGGTGAGGGTGGACATTGTCGCCATATTCCCCCGGCCGCAACGGCTACAGGCAAAGCGCCATCCGGATTCACTGATACCAATGGCCTGTCGCCCCGATATAGACAACGTATGCAAAGCGGCGCTCGATGGGATCGGGCTCGCGACTGGGCTCGTGTGGAACGATGACGGGCAGGTCCAGACGCTACGCGCGGAAGCGTACTACGCGGAGCGGGATCAGCCTCCACGGCTTGAACTTGCGATCTACGTGCCCACTGACTAAGCCAACAGAGAACGCGCTTGCCGGCGCTCAACCATAGGAACAGGACAGCATGAACAAACAATGGCACCCAGCACCACGGGGGATGATTGACGACGAACTTATGCGGGTGTGGACCCGTGAGAACCCGGCGCCGGACTTGGTTGTCCATATGGTGCTATGCAGTCGCATCCATAGCGGGGCGCCTTGGGGGAAGTCGAAGTTGTGCAAGTGGTCGGGGTTGACCGACTACAAGGCACGCCAAGCCATAAAACGCGCGGAACAGTGGATGGAAGCGTGGAATAGTGAAATCAACCGAGTCACGAACCACCCTAACGCCTACCAGTCTTCAACAATGGCGGGAACTTACGAGGACGAATCAACCGGAAAAATCCAAAAAAATTCGACTTTCAACCCCTCGCGCGCGCGATCATTATCTTCTACAGGTACACATACACCTACAAACAATATGATAGATGTCGAAACAAGTTCCGACACCAACACAATTCCTGACGGTTTCGAGGGAAGCCCTGAGTCTGTCCTGTCTCAGGGTTCAACCGATGGTCAGGCCCCACCGGGCGGCAACCCGGGTCCATCACCGCGCAAAGGGGCCACCCGTGGAAAGAACATCGGAACGAAAGCAACCCGTGAATTGTGGCAAGCGCTGAACGATAAGCGCCAACAGTTCAAGCAGGGCGCGCCGCCGTTGATTTTGACACCCGGCATCAACACAGCGCTCAAGAAAGCGTTGGGCTATGCGAAACCGGATCAAATTCTCAACGCATATGATTGGTTCAATCACGCAAAAGAAGCGCGTTGGTGGCAAGAACGAAGTTGCGATCTGCAAGTGTTTTGCAGACAGAAGCACCTGGAAAACTTCATTAATAGTTCAATGGGCTGGACTATAGAGAAAGAGAAACACCAACAAGAAATCGACGATCTGCCATTCTAAGGAGGGAACCATGGCAACAAAGCAGAAGATTGAACGCGTACTAACGGCCATGGGTCGCAACTTCGGGAAGCCGGACGATTGGGCTGGAGGTAGCTTCGGCGTATGGTGGCAAGCGCTGAAGAACGAAAGAGACGAAGACATACACCGGACAACCGAGGCCGTGATGCGTGAGAAGCGCAGAATGCCTACTGTCGCCGCGTTCCGTGAGATGTTGAGGGGTGACCCCTTGACCAAGCCACAGGAGGCGCCACAAGGCTGCTCAGCGTGCGGTGGTAGCGGTTGGCGTGAGGTGTCATGGCATCGGCACGAGCACGGGCGGCTTCTTGTTACGTCGTACGCTGCCGGGTGTGACTGTCCCAAGGGTCACAAGCTTTGCAACGGGGCTGCGCGTCACTGGGCTGACGTGGTTCGGGACTATGAGAACGACCCCAGGACAGAGGCCGTCTACCATA